CTTCACCATGTCAAACATCCACTCTGCGGCGGTCAGGTCTTCTGCTGTCCCCCACTTGCTGCCGCTCTGAATTGCAGCATCCGGTTTCACCACAGGAAGATCGTTTTCTGGTTGGTCAGAGGATTCGCCAGAATTCTCGGACGAAAAAGGTTTTATATTGTCTTTTGTTAGTTTGTCTTTTGTGTTTACCTGATTCGGGTAAACGCCTTTACCTGATTTGGGTAAACTTTTTTTACCTGATTCAGGTAAATTTACCTCTTTCAGGTAAACTTTATTTTTCTTACCTGATTCGGGTAATGTTGACCATTCACTGACCACATTATTAATGCCGGTATTCCGCCCGCTCTGAATAAAAATCCCACGCTTTACCAGAACACTTTTTGCAGCAGAACACTTGTGCGGCAATATCCCGGTTAATTCGGAAAGTTGCTCGTTGCTAACCCAATCCAGTTTTTTATTAAAGCCATATGTTTTGCGCATGACAGCCAGAAAGACCAGAAGCTGGTGCTGTGTTAATCCGGCCAGCATCACAGCTTCCAGCAACTCATTTGCAATGCGCGTATAACCATCATCGAGATCTGCCACGCGCGGCTCCTTTTGTGCCGCATCCGGCACTGGAAAATTGAATATCTCAGCAGTGTTTGCCATAATTCCTCCCGCAATGAGTGTGTTACGATTTGCACCTGAAAGTCGGTTCTGTTCCCGCAGACCGACTTTCGCCATTTTTGAACCTGTCATATTGCCCCCAGCATGGTGGTGACCATCGCCATCAATGGACCAGCCAGATCCGGGTCCACTCGAAACATCGACACAATGCCTTCACTCATCTCCTTCAGTTTCTGGTGGCGTGGTGCGTTGAGAATGACCGCCTGCTTTGCCTCACTGAGTTCCTTTTCCATTTCAGCCAGCCGAGCCATGAAGCTATCCTGCTCAACCAGGTGGCCGCGATATTCCAGCGGTAGTACCGCCAGAATTGCCGGGGTCAGTTCACGCACGTTATTTCGGTATTTTTCAGAATCGAATTTGTTATCGAGGAAGCGGAACAGCTTCTGGCGTGCACGACTGACATCATCAGGAAAATCGATGGTGCCGCCGCCCTGTGCTCGATACTCATTCACAATGAGTGCGGCAACTACATCCTGATTATCTTCAGCAGACCAAGCGCGGACGGCATCACGGATTTTTTCGTGGCCTGGCACCTGTTTTGTTTGAGAACGATTTATCACCGCAGTCGGGCTAAATCCGCTAGTCTGTTGGTATGTAAGTGGTTGCATAATTGACTCCTTTAGTTTGAATTGACTGTTAAGTTGATTGCTTATTGTTAAAGAGCGTGAAATGGAAATTTAAGCTGCGTTCTTTTCGGTGTGTGGAAACAACTTCGGAAGATCCGGGCGAATCTGGTATGCCTTCACTACTCCACCAGTAGCCGTAACAATGCTGCCGACATGTTCAGGGGATACCTTTGCTTTGTTGTGAAGCCACTTATAGACGGCCTGCTGTGAAACTTCGCAAGCAGCGCCCAGTTTCTTTTGTGAACCAACGATATTGATCGCTGTTTTGATAGCTGGGTTCATAACAACCTCCGTGGTTAATTTGAATCAAGATTAAAACCATGGTTGTTTTTAGTCAACAACCATTTTCGTTTGATGGAATAAAACCTTGGTTGTACATTTGGACTATGAAAACAACACTCTCAGAAAGACTTAAAGAAGCCAGATTAGCGCGAGGCCTTACACAAAAGGCGCTTGGGGATTTGGTCGGGGTTAGCCAAGCTGCTATTCAGAAAATCGAAACAGGGAAAGCTAATCAAACAACTAAAATCGTGGAGATCGCGAACGCTTTGGGTGTGCGCGCAGAATGGTTATCTTCTGGCGTTGGAAATATGTCAGACAGTACAGTGCAACCAATACAATCAACTGTCAGCCATTCCAAATACTTCAAGATTGACGTTCTTGATATAGAAGTCAGTGCTGGGCCGGGAGTCATCAACCGTGAGTTTGTAGAAGTTCTACGCTCGGTTGAGTACTCGTTTGACGATGCTCGTCATATGTTCGATGGTAGGAAGGCGGAAAATATCCGCATCATTAACGTGCGTGGTGACAGCATGTCAGGAACGATCGAACCAGGTGATCTGCTGTTCGTTGATATCACAGTTAAATCTTTCGACGGTGATGGTATCTATGCGTTTCTGTACGACGACACAGCCCATGTAAAGCGCCTGCAAATGATGAAGGATAAGCTGCTGGTCATCTCTGATAACAAAAGCTACTCACCGTGGGACCCGATCGAGAAAGACGAGATGAACCGGGTGTTCATCTTCGGTAAGGTTATTGGGAGCATGCCGCAGACATATAGAAAGCATGGGTAGTACCAATTAAAAATTATCAACTGGGCATTGTGCTCATTCAGTAAAGAACTAATTCCTATCTTTGCTCTAGGTAGTAATATTAAGCCACCGCAATAATATCTTTACCTAACGGCGTAAGAATCCCGGTCACCGTGCCGGGTTTTCTTTTGCCCTCCCCTCATCACACACACCGTTAAAAAAACCACCATAACCTCGCTTCAGTTATCGCTATGCGATTCAAGTCACAAAATAAATCCATCCTAAATACAACCAGTTATATCTAAAACAACCAATAAAACAACTTTTGTTGTTGACGGTAAAACAACTATAGTTTTAAATAAGTTCATCGCAACAACACAACGATACGGCAACCACCTGATTCACCGTTGCGATGACCGCTTAGATCCGCAGTTTGAATTTCAGCAGGCTTCGGGGAGTGCGAGGGGTGAAACGGACGCGTGAACGTCGGTGTGACCAGCTGAAATCAACTCAACATTTCATACCTTAGTCGCTTCAACGAGGCGACTTAGTTATGACAACCGGCGGCCATCCACCGCCTGAATACGCGCAGAAGTCTCTATATGTTCAGCAGCCCAGCTTACGGGCAGGAGTTTTTATGGTTCATCAACATTACGGAACGCAGACCGTTAATCGAGGTGCGGTCATGCCAGGAATGCTGGTCAAACACAAAGATGGTACCTGGACTGCATCAGCTAATTTACGCGGACGGCTTTATCTGCATCGCGGCATCGAGCGCACTTATACCCGTGATTTGCTCGTGGAAGTTTTTCTCGACGGACGCGGTAACGGCCTGAATCGCTAATCCCCTTTCCTGTTTTCCTAATCAGCCTGGCATTTCGCGGGCGATATTTTCACAGCCATTTTCAGGAGTTCAGCCATGAACGCTTATTACATTCAGGATCGTCTTGAGGCTCAGAGCTGGGCGCGTCACTACCAGCAGATCGCCCGTGAAGAGAAAGAGGCAGAACTGGCAGACGACATGGAAAAAGGCCTGCCCCAGCACCTGTTTGAATCGCTATGCATCGATCATTTGCAACGCCACGGGGCCAGCAAAAAAGCCATTACCCGTGCGTTTGATAACGATGTTGAGTTTCAGGAGCGCATGGCAGAACACATCCGGTACATGGTTGAAACCATTGCTCACCATCAGGTTGATATTGATTCAGAGGTATAAAACGGATGAGTACAGCACTCGCAACGCTGGCTGGGAAGCTGGCTGAACGTGTCGGCATGGATTCTGTCGACCCACAGGAACTGATCACCACTCTTCGCCAGACGGCATTTAAAGGTGATGCCAGCGATGCGCAGTTCATCGCATTGCTGATCGTCGCCAACCAGTACGGCCTTAATCCGTGGACGAAAGAAATTTACGCCTTCCCTGATAAGCAGAACGGCATCGTTCCGGTGGTGGGCGTTGATGGCTGGTCCCGCATCATCAATGAAAACCAGCAGTTTGACGGCATGGACTTTGAACAGGACAACGAATCCTGTACATGCCGGATTTACCGCAAAGACCGTAATCATCCGATCTGCGTTACCGAATGGATGGATGAATGCCGCCGCGAACCATTCAAAACCCGCGAAGGCAGAGAAATCACGGGGCCGTGGCAGTCGCATCCCAAACGGATGTTACGGCATAAAGCCATGATTCAGTGTGCCCGTCTCGCCTTCGGATTTGCTGGTATCTATGACAAGGATGAAGCCGAGCGCATTGTCGAAAATACCGCATACACTGCAGAACGTCAGCCAGAACGCGACATCACTCCGGTTAACGATGAAACCATGCAGGAGATTAACACTCTGCTGATCGCCCTGGATAAAACATGGAATGACGACTTATTGCCGCTCTGTTCCCAGATATTTCGCCGCGACATTCGCGCATCGTCAGAACTGACACAGGCCGAAGCAGTGAAAGCTCTTGGATTCCTGAAACAGAAAGCCACTGAGCAGAAGGTGGCAGCATGACACCGGACATTATCCTGCAGCGTACCGGGATCGACGTGAGAGCTGTCGAACAGGGGGATGATGCATGGCACAAATTACGGCTCGGCGTCATCACCGCTTCAGAAGTTCACAACGTGATAGCCAAGCCCCGCTCAGGAAAGAAGTGGCCTGACATGAAAATGTCCTACTTCCACACCCTGCTAGCTGAGGTTTGCACCGGTGTGGCTCCGGAAGTTAATGCTAAAGCGCTGGCCTGGGGAAAACAGTACGAGAACGACGCCAGAACTCTGTTTGAGTTCACTTCCGGCGTAAATGTTATTGAATCCCCGATCATCTATCGCGACGAAAGTATGCGCACCGCCTGCTCTCCCGATGGTTTATGCAGTGACGGCAATGGCCTTGAGCTGAAATGCCCGTTTACCTCCCGGGATTTCATGAAATTCCGGCTCGGTGGTTTCGAGGCCATAAAGTCGGCTTACATGGCCCAGGTGCAGTACAGCATGTGGGTGACGCGAAAAGATGCCTGGTACTTTGCCAACTATGACCCGCGCATGAAGCGTGAAGGCCTGCATTATGTCGTGATTGAGCGGAATGAAAAGTATATAGCGAGTTTTGACGAGATGGTGCCGGAGTTCATCGAAAAAATGGACGAGGCACTGGCTGAAATTGGTTTTGTATTTGGGGAGCAATGGCGATGAAACATCCTCACGATAATATCCGCGTAGGCACGATCACTTTCGTCTACTCCGTTACGAAGCGAGGCTGGGTATTTCCCGGCCTTTCTGTTATCCGAAATCCCCTGAAAGCACAGCGGCTGGCTGAGGAGATAAATAATAAACGGGGAGCTGTATGCACAAAGCATCTCCCGTTGAGTTAAGAACGAGTATCGAGATGGCACATAGCCTCGCTCAAATTGGAGTCAGGTTTGTGCCAATACCAGTAGAAACAGACGAAGAATTTCATACGTTAGCCGCATCCCTTTCACAAAAGCTGGAAATGATGGTGGCGAAAGCAGAAGCAGATGAGAGAGACCAGGTATGACAACCACGGAATGCATTTTTCTGGCAGCGGGCTTCATATTCTGTGTGCTTATGCTTGCCGACATGGGACTTGTTCAATGACACCTCAGCAGGAAAACGCCCTTCGCAGCATTGCCCGTCAGGCTAATTCTGAAATCAAAAAAGCCAGACAGCAGTTTCCGGATAAAAACGTCGATGACATTTGCCGTAGCGTACTGAAGAAGCACCGCGAAACGGTAACGCTGATGGGATTCACACCGACTCATTTAAGCCTGGCAATCGGCATGTTAAACGGCGTCTTTAAGGAACGATGAACATGAAAAGCAAAATCATCAGGGAGCTACAGGCTCCTTTTTTATTATTCGCATTCACCCTCAAGCGTATTAACCAACAATTCAGGGATTAATGGAAGATGGCAGACATCATTGATTCAGCATCAGAAATTGAAGAATTACAGCGCAACACAGCAATAAAAATGCGCCGCCTGAACCACCAGGCTATATCTGCCACTCATTGTTGTGAGTGTGGCGATCCGATAGATGAACGAAGACGCCTGGCCGTTCAGGGTTGTCGGACTTGTGCAAGTTGCCAGGAGGAGATCGAACTTAAGAACAAACAATGGGGACTGTGATGGCCTCAAAGCAGCAAATTTCAACATCGTCCAACTGAGGTGTAAAAATGTTCAGAATCATTTTTCCTAACACCTGGTACGTCGACCACCACGGCGCTCCCTGCAAAATCCTGCGTTCTACCCACAACAAAGTTCACTACATCCGAAAAGGCAGAACATGTATCGCCAGCATGTTCCGCTTTAATCATGACTTTGAACCTGTGAATAAAGCTGATGCAGATCGGATAGCAGAAGAGATCGAAACGGCAGAACACATTAAGAAGTTACGTGACATGCGTTCAAAAAGCAGAGGTAACCATGGAATCATACAGCCTCACACTCGATGAGGCCTGACAGTTTCTCAAGATCGCCAGATCTACCGCAACCGACAATAACCGCCACTGAACGGTTTATTTCTTTATGGAGAAACCATACAAATGACAATCAATATTCAGCCGATTCTAATAAACCGCGAGCGTGTTCAGGAGATGCTTGGTGGTATCTCCAGAACTACTTTTTACCGGAAGCGTAAACAGTGGGAGCAATCAGGGACACCATTCCCTCGGGAAGTGGAAGAAATCCACCCACCGAAAGGCGGCGCCCTCTTTCGCTACAAGGAAGTTATTCAGTTTTGCAAAGATAAAGGATTGATTTCCGAACACTCTTGAATTTTCTTAGCCCATAATTCTGCTGCGTCCTGCTGCTCGGGGATGTAGTCATACTGGTCATAAACAGCCAGCATCCCCGTGAGCTTATGCCCGAGAATTTTCTCCGAAACATGAGGTGCTACTCCAAGTTCAGCCATTTTTGTTTTGCACGTTCTGCGCAGATCGTGCAATGACCAGTGCTCGCCCCCCATAACATCTTCTACCTGTTCTGCAATAGAAATTAGGGTGCTGGCAGACATTGGGCGATTTTCCTGTAACTTAGCCGGAGGAAATACGATTGACAGATCAGGGTATAGATCAAATACCTGCTGCAAATAATCTGCTGCGAGTTTTGAAATACCGCGAACAAATCGCTTACGCGTTTTTGAGTTCTCTTTCGGTATAGTCCATTCTCTAGACTTCAGATCAAAATCAGTCTTCTTAGCCAACCGCAATTCAACACCACGACAACCAGTTAACGCAACAATTCGAATAAACATTTTGTTTTGCCACGACATTTTCGTTTTGTCGATGGCATTCCAGAATGCGCCTATCTCAACATCGTTAAGAAAACGTTCGCCATTATTAGGTCTACTGCCGATATCATTAATCTCAAGAAGCATCAGTGCATTTGATGTTATGCGTTTTCTGCGTAACGCATAGCGGATCACTTGCTTCATCTTCACCAGTACATTTCCCGCCTGTACGGGTGACCCACCTTTTGTTATGCGAATGAATATTTGCTCCCACTCTACAGGACTCATTTCATCTGCAATCAGCTTACCGTAATTGTCGGTGATGTGAAGTTTCAGCATCCGCTTCCAGTATTCGTACTTCACCATCTCTTTTACTGAAGGAGTATCAAACCACTCGTCAACTAGGGTACTGATGCTTGGGGAACTTGATGCAATATCTTTGGCTTTCTTCCTTTGCATGGCTGGGTCTTTACCCTTCTCCAACCACCCTTTACACTCTTCCAATGCATCGCGAGCTTCCTTAAGCGACATCTTCCCGTACGTTCCGAGCTTTAACCTGGCGGGTTTTCCATTGAAACGATAGCGGTATTGAAAGGTGATAAGTCCCTTCGGGCTGATCCTGACAGAAAGTCCGCCTCCGTCAGCTATCTCCTCAGGTCCCTCATATGCTTTTCCGGATATACGTCGCAGCTTTGTATCGTTGAGTGCCAT